ACAAGAAGTCAAATTTTGATTTTTAAAATAGATAAGCGGAGAGAGCAGTCTCTCCGCTCATTCCACTAATGTTTTTGATAAAGGAGTTTGAAATTATGGCTATTAATTTATTGGCACTTGAGCCACATAAAATCGCGCGTGACTTAAGCGGATATATTACATATATTTATGGTGAACCAAAGACAGGAAAGACTACACTTGGTTCACAGATGCCCGCTCCACTACTTCTTGCTTTTGAGAAAGGATATAATGCTATTGCTAATATTTATGCACAGGATATCACTTCTTGGGCAGAAATGAAGCAGGTTGTTACTCAGCTGAAAAAGAAAGAAGTAAAAGACACTTTTAAGACAGTAATTATTGATACGGTTGATATTGCAGCACAGCTTTGTGATAAGTATGTTTGTGACCAGAACGATGTTGATACTATTGGTCAGATTCCTTATGGCGGAGGATGGGGTCTTCTAAAGAAAGAGTTTGAAACAACTTTTAGAGCTATTACACAAATGGGATACGCCGTATATTTTATTTCTCATGCCAAAGAGGGCGTTTTCAAAAAGAAAGATGGTACAGAATATTCTGTAATTCGTCCATCTGTTACCAACACCTATAATGCAATTATTGAGAACATGGCAGATATTTACGGATATATGCACCAAGAAGTTGAAGATGGCATTCAGAAAAGAATCATAACACTTCGATCAAAGGATGGTTCTATTTCTTGTGGAGGCCGCTTCCAGTATTTACCTGAGGAAATTGGTCCTACTTATAAAGACCTTGTAAAGGCTCTTAATGAAGCAATAGATAAGGAAGTAGAAGCAAAAGGCGAAGAGTATGTTACTGAAACTGCAGAAATCCATGTTACAGAAGAGCTTAACTTCGACGATCTCATGGATGAGTTCAATGAAGTCATTGGCAGTCTGAAGAGAAATTACCCAGATGACGACGAATTTGGAGAGAAGATTGCTCCACGTATTCAGCAAATCGTAGAGCGTTACCTCGGAAGAGGAAAGAAAGTTTCACAGTGCACAAGAGAACAAGTTGAAATGCTTAGCCTTATTGTAGCTGATTTAAAGGAACTTTAATCTGCTCGGCAAGTTAACAGTCGTATTTAGGAATCGGAAAGAGGTTTTGGTTTTTTTGAATCGAAATCTATGGAATAAAAAGAGACCGCTCGAAAGGGCGGTCTTGATTTTTATGAAAAAATATGTTATAATATTATTAAGGAAAAAGAGGTGATTTTATGGCACATCCTGTAATATGTTATTATTGCAATCAACGGTTTGATAGAGATTTAGAACCTTTCGTTCAAGTCAATGGGAACAGATATGCTCATAAAAACTGTGTTCCCGATTATGCGCGGAAGGAGCAGACAATGGTTGCCGAAGAGCAGCTGTCGCCGCAAGAAAAAAGTTATCAAGATTATGAAGATTTAATAAAATATATTAAACAATTGTTTAAAATGCGTACTGTGTTACCGACTGTTATAAAACAAATTAAAGAATATAAACAGAATTACGGATATAGCTATTCTGGAATGAAAAAAACCTTATATTGGTTTTATGAATTAAAGGGAAATTCTGTTAAGAAAGCAAATGGAACAATTAGTATTATTCCTTTTGTTTATGATAAGGCTTTAGATTATTATTATCATCTATATTTGGGGAAGATTGCAGCAGAAGAAGAGACTGTTCCAATCCCTTCGCCGCAAAAAATTACTATACAATCACCAGTTTGTATTCCAGAACTAATGAAAAGAAAACCGTTTTTATTGGAGGATGAAGAATGAGTAAATATATAGATACATCCGCAGTAATTCAGGTTATAGGCTCTGTTTATAAAAATCCAAACATCTTAGATGATAGCCGATACCATTTTATTGAAGAAGATTTTCCTGAAAAATTCCATAGAATTTTATTTGGAGTAATTTATAATTTACATTTGGCGGGCGTTAAGAAAATAAATATCAATACCATAGAAGACTATCTAAACCAACGCCCTAAACAATATGCAATTTTTAAAACAAATAAAGGACGAGAATATCTCCAAGAAATTCTTGAAAAAAATTTAATTGAGGCTTTTGATTTTTATTATAATAGATTAAAGAAAATGAGTCTATTAAGAACTTATAGTAATTTAGGTTTAAATCTTGATTGGTTATATGATATTGATAATATATTCGATTCGAAGAAAAAACAAGAGCAAGAAGATTACATTGACAAGCACAGTGTTATCGAATTAGATGATATTATTAATACATATATTTTAACTAATAAAGAAAAATGCTTAAATGGAGAATTACGGCAAGGCGCTCAAGCAGGAGAAGGAATTGAAGATTTATTAGAGTCTTTAAAGAAAGAGCCTGCTGTTGGATATCCTCTTTATGGACCACTAATAAACACTATTACGCGCGGTGCTCGTTTAAAGAAATTTTATATTCGCTCTGGTGCAACTGGATTGGGAAAATCTCGTACACTTATTGCAGATGCTTGTAATTTTGCTTGTAATGAAATTTATAAAAACAATAAATGGACACCAAATGGAACAAAAGAGCCTACACTTTTTATTTCAACAGAACAAGAATTGGGCGAAATACAAACTATGATGTTGGCTTTTCTTTCTGATGTTGATGAAGATCATATTTTATTAAACAAATATCAAAATGGAGAAGAAATAAGAGTAAAGAAAGCTGCACAAATATTAACTGAATCTCCTCTCCACATTGTAACACTTCCAAACTTTACCCTTAAAGATATCGAAAATACAATAAAAATAGCAATTAAAGAATGGGACGTTAAGTATATAGCATATGACTATATACACTCTAGTATTTCTATTTTAAGTGATATATCTTCGCAGGCAGGAGTAAAGGGATTAAGAGAAGATAATGTATTATTTATGTTATCAACAAGATTAAAGGATATTTGTAATGAATATGGAGTGTTTATTATCTCAGCTACTCAGTTGAATGGCCAGTATCAAGAAGCTAGCGTCTTTGATCAGAATCTCTTACGCGGCTCAAAAGCCGTTGCAGATAAAATTGATATGGGTGCAATTATGCTAGAAGTCTCAGAGGAAGATCGAAAAGGTCTTGAGGCTTTGCTTGATAAATATCATTTTCAAGAGCCTAATATGAAAATAGCTATATATAAAAACAGAGGAAATAAATATACAAATATACTACTCTGGTGTAAAGCCAACAAAGGCACCTGCCGTATTGAGCCTATATTTGCAACAGATTATTCTTATAGATATTTGCCTATTGAGGATACAGAAATTGGAGTTATTGAAAGAGGGCATTAATAATGTCGCAACGAAATGAAAAAAACAAAATTAAGAATTCTTTAACAATAGAACAAGTGTTTGATTTTGTGGCGGACTTGGGCGGTGAGCCGCAGATGGCAAATGGTTATTTTGTTGCGCAAACCATTTGCCATAACCCACCAGGGGTTGGCAGTCACAAATTGTTCTACTATGAAAATACTCGCCTATTTAAATGCTTTACAGAATGTGAAGGCGGAGCTTTTGATATTTTTGATTTAACAACAAGAGCAAAACAGACTGCGGGAGAAAAAAGACCTGTTCAAGATGAGAATGGAGAAATTATATATAGAGATTGGACGCTATATGATTCAATTTGGTTTGTTGCAAAATATTTTGGCATCCCCCTCGAAAGAGAACAACCCGAAGGATTTGCGGGATTATATGTTTCTTTACCCGATTGGGATATATTAAAAAGATATGAGATAGAAGATATGCAGGCGCAACAGCGAGTTGAATTGACAACTTTTGATGATGGGTTTTTAAAGAACTATCCACACCCGCACATTGAGCCATGGGAGAATGAAGGAATTACTTATGAGGTAATGCAAGAGACAGGTATTGCATATGATCCCTATGCTTGTGGAATTATTATACCCCACTATGATATTTTTGGAAGATTAATAGGCATAAGAGAAAGGACATTAGTGAAAGACCTCGAAGAAGATGGAAAATATAAACCTGCAACTTTAATGAATGGTACGATGTTTAATCATCCTCTTGGTTTTTCGCTTTATAATCTTAACAATAGTAAAGATAATATAGGTAAGATTAAAAAAGCTATTGTATTTGAGTCGGAGAAGTCAACGCTACTTTTCCGTTCTTACTTTGGCGGCGATGCAGATATTTCTGTTGCAACGTGCGGCAGCTCCTTCACTTTAGCACAGTTCAACTTACTGCGAAATCTCGGCGTAGAAGAAATTGTTATTGCTTTTGATAAACAGTTTAAAGAAGCTAATGATGATGAATTTAATAGATGGACAAAAAAGTTAGAAGCAATCCATGATAAATATAAAAATTATGTTTTAATTTCTTTTATTTTTGACGCTCAAGGAAAAGAGTTAAATTATAAAGATGCTCCAATCGACCAGGGCAAGGAAAAGTTTTTAAAACTATTTAAGGAGAGGGTTACATTATGATTTTTATTTAAGGAGTTTTTAAAATGAAATATAAATTAATTAATAAACCGAATAATACATTAACAGCGATAGAACAGATACTTGTAAATAGGGGTATTCCACTTGAGGAAATACCTAATTATTTAAATCCAACAGACGATGTAATAAATGATTATTTCTCTTTTGGAGAAAAAAAAATGAAGGTAGCAGGGGAACTGCTTAAAGCCGTAATAGATGAAAAGATGTCCATATTTCTTCCAGTGGATTGTGATATGGATGGATATACTTCCGCCGCCTTATTTCTCAACTATCTATATGATCAAAATCCTGATTATACATTGAATTATATTACTTGGTGGCACCATGAAGGAAAACAGCATGGCTTACAAGATTGTATTGAGGAAGCAAAACAATATGATTTGGTAATTTGTTTAGATGCCGCAAGCAATGATTATGAAGAGCATAGGATATTAAGAGAAATGGGAACTCCTGTTATATGCTGTGACCACCATGAAGCAGAAAAAGTATCTGATGATGCAATTATTATTAATAATCAGCTGTCAAATTATCCTAATAAAGCATTCAGCGGAGTTGGAGTTACTTGGCAGTTTTGTAGGTATTTGGATGATAATGTTTTTCACTCTAACTATGCAAATAAGTATTTAGATTTAGTAGCTAGTGGACTTTGTGGTGATATGATGAGCCTTAAATCTATTGAAACTAAATATTTAATACATAAAGGATTTAAAGATGAAAATTTAAAAAACCCTTTTCTTTATTATATGGCACAGAAAAATGCTTATTCACTTGGAGACCATATAACTCCAATGGGGGCTGCTTTTTACATTGTTCCTTTTGTCAATGCAATAGTAAGAAGTGGAACAAAAGAAGAAAAAGATTTAATTTTTAGATCGATGCTTTCTTACGAAGCATTTAAAATTATCCCCTCAACAAAACGAGGTTGCAAGGGGCAAACTGAAAAGCTCGTTGAACAAGCGATCAGAACCGCTGTAAATGTAAAGGCTCGACAGACAAGAGAGCAGGATAAGGCAGTTGAGTTGTTAGAAAAACGTATTCAATCTAATAATATGATGGACCATTCTGTTTTATTATTTTTACTAAATCAGGGCGAAATCGCATCTGGTCTTGCCGGTCTCGTAGCAAATAAAATGATGGCTAAATATCAACGTCCTTGTTGCATTTTGACACTTACAGAAAAAGATGGAAAGACTTCATTTAGCGGCTCTGCACGAGGTTACAGTAAGTCTGGAGTAGAGAGTTTTAAAGATATTTGCGAATCTCTCGGTGAAGGTGTTATTGAATACGCCCAGGGCCACGCGAATGCATTTGGTCTTTCGCTTCCAATAGACAGTATAGATACTTTTATTGAAAAATCAGATAAAGCACTTGCTACCGTAGAAACGGAACCTTTATACTATGTTGATTTTGAATGGGGTCCAAATCATATAGATAAGCAAATAATCCTTGAAATAGGGTCTGTTGGACAAGATCTTTGGGGACAAGAAATAGATGAGCCATATGTGGCAATTACAAATTTAGCTGTTAATAAAAATCAAGTATCTATTTTTAGGAAAAAGGATAATACAATAAAAATTACTACTGGCACAGGCGTCGATTTAATGTTATTTAAAGCAACAGAAGCCCAATGTGAACTTTTTTCAAATAATGAAGTAGTAATTATCACCCTTATAGGAAGATGTAATAAAAATGAGTGGATGGGGAGAGTAACTCCACAAATCTTTATTGAGGACTATCAAGTAGAAACAATTAAAAAATATGATTTTTAATTTAAGAGTTCTTAGATTAGGACTAATAACTTTTATTGATTTTTTTATAAAAATATGATATAATATAAATATAAAGAGGGGTAAAAATGTTAAATGACAATCCTTTTGGCGGTTTAGGCTTTTTAGATGCTATGTCCGTTACAGCTTCCTGCGCACAGTTGGCTAATATGGATGAAGACACAGAGCACACTAAATAGATGCAGCAGGTTATTAAAGCTATTGCCGCAGAAATTAATTTAATTCATGAAGAAGATAGAAAAATTATAAAACAAAATGAAGAGATTATTAAATTACTAAAAAAGGAGGAAGTAAAACCTTATGCAATTAACGAATAAGCAAGAAGAAGGTTTGAAAATTGCAGTAGCCAGATATTGTGCAAAAGAAAAATACACAGTAATATCTGGCTATGCCTAAGACAGGATCTGGAAAAACAACGTTGGTCAAATATATTATTCAAGCATTGCCTAACGTAGACCCAGATGTCGATGTTGTATATACGAGCTTCACAGGTAAGGCTGTTAATGTCTTACGGCAGAAAGGGAATAAGAATGTATCAACTTTACATAAACTTTTGTATATGCACAAAATGATGCCTAATGGCAAATTTTTAAAGACAAACGTTCCTTTTGTTTCATATAAGGTTGTAGTTGTTGATGAGGTTTCAATGGTAAGTACAGACTTAATTAATGATTTGTTTAAGTATCCTGTATATGTAATATTCTTAGGTGACCCAGGTCAGTTGCCGCCTATATCAAAAGATAAGAATAATCACTTACTTGATACACCTCATGTGTTTTTGGAAGAGGTTATGCGTCAAGCGGCGGAAAGTGATATTATAAGATTGACAATGGAAATCCGCGAAGGTAAGCCTATAAAATATCGTCAATCAGATGAGGTTATAATAGCTAATAAAAATGAATTAAGTGATGGTATGCTGCAGTGGGCAGATATTGTTTTGTGCGCAACCAATAGAGTAAGACATTCTCTGAATCAGCAGATGAGAGAATTATATGGCATGGACCCTGAAACGTTCATTGACGAGAATGAAAAAGTTATCTGTTTACAGAATTATTGGGAATATGTGGCGGCAGAACAGAGCGGGTCCCCGCTCATGAATGGAACAATCGGTTATCTTAGCAACATTTTTGAGCAGGATTTTCATCCGCCAAGATTTTTAAACATTCATGGGAACAAAATTCCAATTGTTACTGCAAATTTCACAAGTGAAATTGATGATGATTTTGGGATATTGGACATTGATAGAAATGAGTTTTCTGATAATCAACCTTATTTGACGCCGCAGGAAAATTATCGTTTGTATAAAAATCATAAATATGCAAATCTTATTCCAAAAAGTTTTACTTATGGATATGCGATTACAACTCATAAGGCACAGGGTAGTGAATGGGATAAAGTTCTTGTTTATGAAGAAAGTTTTCCTTTTGACAAAGAAGAACATAAACGTTGGTTATACACAGCGGCAACCCGTGCATCACAGAAACTTGTACTTATTAGATAAGAGGAGGAGCTTTTGCTCCTCTTGACTTTTAATAAAAAATATGTTATAATATATATAGAAAAAAATGAGGTGATAAAATGCAAATAACAGACACTCGCTTTGAACCCCATTCTCACACCTACTATTCTTCACTCCGTTTAATTGATGCAATTAACCCTCCTGAACAATTAATTGATCGAGCAGTTGAATTAGGTTTGAGTGGCATTGCCATTACTGATCATGACTGCCTTAGTGCACATATCCGCGCAAATAAGTATGCTATGCAAATAAAAGAGAAATACCCTGATTTTAAAGTCGCTCTTGGAAATGAAATTTACCTATGCGGAGACAGAAGCAAAAATCAACCTTATTATCATTTTATCTTAATCGCAAAAAATCTTCAAGGGCATATTGCGCTAAGAGAATTATCTTCAAAAGCTTGGCTTAATTCTTACGTTGACCGCAGGATGGAACGAGTAGTAACAACTTATGATGATTTGAAGAAAATTTGTAAAAAATATCCTAATACTTTAATAGCAACAACAGCCTGCTTGGCTGGGTGTTTATCTTACAATACTAAAAAGTTGATTGAAGCTGAGCGGTTAGAAGATCATGTAGAAGTAGCAAGAGCACATGATGAAATTGTTAATTTTATATTAATGTGTAAAGACCTTTTTAGAGAAGATTTTTATATTGAATGTGCGCCTGGTTGTTCAAAAGATCAGATTATGGTTAATAGAAGATTGCTTTCAATTAGCTCATGCTTTAATGTTCCTATGGTAATAGGGTCAGACTCTCATTATTTAACTCCAGAACAACGCCCCATCCATAAAGCTTTTCTTAATTCTAAAGAGGGCGAAAGAGAAGTTGATGTTTTTTATCAGTATGCTTATCTTCAATCCAACGAAGAAATAATTGAACATCTTGCACAGTCTGACTATGATAGACTCTATGTTCAAAAAATGTTCCAAAATAGTAATGATATATATAATAAAGTAGAAGAGTATTCTATTCTTTCTCATCCAGAGATACCTACTGTTGATATCAAAGATTATCCTAAAAGAGAATCTATACTGCCTAAAGAAAAATTTCCAGTCCTCAGTTCGTTATTTAGTTCAACAAATGAGGTTGAAAGATATTGGGTAAATCAATGTTTTGAAGGATTAAAGAGCAAAAACATTAATTGGGAAAAAGACTCTGATAAAATTATTTACTTGGAAAGACTTGAAGAAGAAGCTCGCACTAAGAAAATCATTGGAGAAAAAATCCATACTAATATGTTTTCTTATCCCGTTACTTTGCAACACTATATTGATATGATATGGGATTGCGGAAGCACGGTCGGCGCAGGACGAGGAAGTGCCTGCGCGGGACTGAATCATTGGCTTTTGGGTGAACGAATAGTAACGCCCACTAACATCTAATTACTTATCAGTAATGTTATTTAAGCGGTCTATAAAAAGACATAAGCAACACATTCTTAAATAGCATCGGGGAAGCCTAAGTTTTATTTTTAAATATGGTAATCCCGAGCCAAGTGTTAAATATTTTTGAGGATAAAAAATAAAAAGCGAAGGAGGTGTAAAATGTTTTGTTATGAAATTATAAATAAAGTAAATGGAAAATGCTATATTGGGATAACTATTAATTTTAACAGACGAATAAAACAACACCAAAAAGCATCTTCAAATAGCTTGATTCATAAAGCAATTTTAAAATATGGAGAAGATAATTTTATTTATACTATCTTAGCTGAAAACTTATCTATAGAAGAAGCTGAGGAAATGGAAATTCAGCTAATTAAAGAAAGAAATAGTTTATCTCCCAATGGATATAACCTAGCAAAGGGCGGCCTTTATGGAGGAACTAAAATAAGAATACCAGATGAAACAATTGCTTATATAAAGAATCATCGAAACTTACCTTTATACGTTCTTTATGATAAATTTTCTGACTTGATGTGCTATGGGTATTTTAAACAAATATACCATAATAAAGTTAGACTTGACATAAAGCCAGAAGTAGAAGAGTATCCTTATAATGTAGAATTTTCTTGCCAATTTACGAGAACAAAAATGACCTATCAAGATATTGTGGAAATCCGTCAAGGATATGCAGAAATGAAAGACTGGAAACGATTATATTCAAAATATAAAGATAAAGTTTCAGAAGCAACATTTTTTGATATATATCGAGGGCAGCAATTTAAATTAATAATGCCAGAGGTGTTTTCAGAAAAAAATAAACAAAAACATTCTTCTTTATCTCATAGCGGCGAAAAAAATGGAAGAGCTAAATTAAAAAAGGAGGATGTTTTAAAAATAAGAGAGTTATATAGGCAAGGTAAAACGAGAAAAGAAATTAGTACTTATTATCCTCAAGTATCTTTTTATACAATATCTGATATTGTAACATATCGAACTTGGAAAAATATTTAACAAAGGTGTATCGACTATTCTCGCTAAGAGAAGTAGGGGTACTATTGATACGTACCTCGAAATGGTGTTCCATATAAATAATATGGTAAGATATAGTCAGGGCTTATAGAAATATAAGACTAACCGATTACGCAGCTTGACCCCGTCAAATGGAACCTTCCTTGGTTTCGCTACATGAACAGTGAGAGACTTGAAATTGCTGATGTTGACATAGATGTAGCTTCAGATCGTCGCCCCACTATCTTGAAACGAATTAAAGCAGAACGAAAAGCTTATTTAAATGATGACTTAGATGATATTTTTAAGGAAAATTTAGGCTGTACTCTTGTTGCAACTTTTAGAACAGAGAGTGCAAAATCTGCAATTCTTGTAGCTTGTCGAGGCTATCGTTCCGAAGAGTGGCCAGAAGGCATTGATATTGACATCGGTCAATATCTTTCCAGTCTAATTCCCACTGAAAGAGGAGAAGCCTGGTCATTAGAAGATGTTATTTATGGAAATGAAGAAAAGGCAAGAAAACCTGTAATACCTTTTGTAAGAGAGGTTGAACAATACCCTGGGCTGATTGACATTGCATTGGGCGTGCAACAAACAATTAGCGGCAGGGGGGAACATGCATCTGGCGTTATCTTTTTTGAAGGAAATCCTTTTGAAAAATGTGCTTTTATGCGTGCGCCAAATGGAGATATTATTACACAATGGGATCTTCATCAAGCTGAGGCAGCAGGGAATATCAAATATGACGTCCTGATCACAAAAATTCAAGATAAAATATTACAAACAATAAAACTTTTACAAGAAGATGGACAAATAGAAAAGGATTTGTCGTTAAGAGAAATCTACAATAAATATCTTCACCCCGAGGTTCTCCCAACTAATCGAAAGGAAATTTGGCAAGCGATCAAAGAGGGATGTGTTCTAGATTTGTTCCAATTTGACTCAGACGTAGGAAGCCAAGCGGCAAAGAAAATAGCCCCCCAGTCAGTTGAAGAATTAGCACTTAGTAACGGACTTATGAGATTGGCGCCAAGTGAAAAGGGCGCAGAACCGCCTATGGAAAAATATATCCGTTTTAAGAAGAATATTGCATTGTGGTACGATGAAATGAGAAGGTATAGCTTGACAAGAGAAGAAGTAGAGGCCGTTAGACCATATTTTGAACCTTCTTGTGGTGTTCCAATCGCTCAAGAAGATCTCATGCGAATGTTGATGGATGTTAATATTTGTAACTTCTCATTAGCAGAAAGTAACGACGCACGCAAAATTATTTCAAAGAAGCAGACAAAACGTATTGATGAATTAAAGATAAAAGTTCAGACAAGAGCAAAATCTTCTAATCTAGGAAGATATATATGGGACTGTGGTGTGAAACCCCAAGCCACTTACAGTTTTAGTGTCATACATGCACTCGCTTATAGCTTCATAGGACTGCAGACCGCATTTTTAGCTACGAATTGGAACCCCATTTATTGGAATACAGCATGTTTAATCGTGAATAGTAATTCAGAAGAAGATGAATGGGATGAAGAAGAAGATGATGATGATACTAAGAAAGCAAAAAATGCTAACTATGAAAAAATTGCTCGTGCTATTGGAACATTAATCAATAGAGGAATTAAAGTTTCTATTATTGATATTAATAGTTCAGGATATACGTTTAAACCAGATGCAAAAAATAATCAAATTCTATATGGATTAAAGCCAGTTACACAGGTTAATGAAGAACAGATTGACCAGATTATTGCGGGCAGACCCTATGTTAGCTTCTTTGATTTTATGAATAGATGCCCTTTGAAAAAGCCAACAATGTTATCACTTATTAAAGGTGGTGCATTTGATAACTTGGAGAGAGAATGGGCAATGGAACTTGGAGTTGACCCCCGCATTTTAATTATGACAATCTTCTGCGCAAGGGCTTGTGAGCCAAAGAAAAGATTAACCTTACAGAAT